CTATTACTGACCCCGTAAAGTTCGCCTTTGCGGTAGCGAAACTGGAGACTCAGTTGAAAGTAACAAACCGTAAAGCAGCCGCATCACCTGAACGCACCATCTCCACTGGAGGCGGTAGAATCTCAGGTAGTGTGGATTCCACCCTTGATCGTTTGCGTGAAGAGGCTCTTAAGACTGGAGATCTGTCAAAGGTCATGGCCTACAAGCGCGGCAAGAAAACCTAATTTGGAGTTAAGACAATGGCTAACGCCTTTTCAAAAGAAGAAATTGTCGCCTTTGAAAACATCCTCGAAGGCTTCAACGATGCGCTGATTCTCTCGAAGAACATCAACGTATACAACACCAACGGCGTGACGATGGAACGCGCTCGTGACACCATCTGGCGTCCGCAGCCCTACATCGCCCAGTCGTTCAGCCGTACTGTCGGCACCACGATTGCAAGCGACATTCAGAACATGACGCAGCTTTCGGTTCCGTCGACCCTCGGCTTCAGCCAGTGTTCGGCTTGGCAGATGGACGCTCTGGAACTGCGTGACGCATTGCAGGAAGGTCGCCTGGGCGATGCTGCAAAGCAGAAGCTTGCTTCGGACATTAACCTGTCGGTTATGGACGTTGCTTCGGCACAGGGTACGCTCGTTGTTTCTGTTGCAACCCCCGCTGGCGATTATGATGACATTGCTCTGTGCGATAGCATCATGAACGAACAGGGTGTCATGGCTGGTGATCGTTACCTCGCTCTGTCGAGCCGCGATTACAACGGCATGGCTGGCAACTTGGCTGTGGCGACTCGTTCGTTCACTGGCACTAAGTCGGCTAACGCTTACGAGCGTTCGTATGTCGGCCCCGTGGCTGGCTTCGAGACCTACAAGCTCGACTATGCCAACCGTTGCGCTGACAACTCGGCAAGCCGCACCATCGCTACCAACGGCGCTCAGGTTCGTTACGTTCCGCAGGCAACCACGACCAGCGTTGCTGGCGTTCTCAACGTGGACAACCGCTATCAGCAGGTTACTGTTTCTTCGACCACCGGCATCACTGCTGGCGACTCGTTCGAAATCACCGGCATCGAAGCGGTTCACCACATCACCAAGCGTAGCACGGGACAGCTCAAGACGTTCCGCGTTATCTCGGTTGATAGCGGCACGACCATGACGATCAGCCCCCCGATCATTGGTGCAAACTCGTCACCGACCGATGCTGAACTTCAGTATCAGAACGTGTTCGTTGCATCGACTTCGGCAACTGCTCCGATCATCTTCAAGAACATCGCTGCTTCGAACATCAACCCGTTCTGGCATAAGAATTCGATCGAACTGCTTCCGGGCCGTTACGCTGTTCCTGATGGTGCTGGCGTGGACGTTCTGCGCGCTTCGACCGATCAGGGCATTGAACTGGTCATGACCAAGAAGTTCGATCCGCTGACATTCCAGACACTTTACACGCTCGATACGCTCTACGGCGTTGTGTGTACAAACCCTGAAATGGCAGGCATTCTGCTTTTCAACCAGACGTAAGTCTAATTGGGAGGGGGGGATTTGGAAGTCATCCCCCCCGACCTTCCTAGGGAGATAATTCATGCCGCTTAAAAAAGGTTACAGCCGGACTAGCATCGGCAAGAACATCAAGATGGAAGAAAAGGCTGGTCGCCCGAAAAAGCAGGCCATCGCCATTGCTCTCAACGTTGCCCGTGATGCCGCCATGAAAGCAGGCAAGCCAAGCAAGGCTCCGAAGCGGAAAAAGAAATGACTGACTTTCCCACAATCATGTTTCGCATTCCTGGCCCATTCAAAATGCCGCGTGGCGGAACTTATGACACAAGAGGCGCTGCCGATCAGGAAGCATTTGACGTATTGACCGCTAAAGGCTGGTTTCCGTCATATGAAGAGGCTCTGGGCGGTAAGAAGGCTGCAAAGATTATCGAAGCCGCTGAAGCGTTTGAGGACGCTATCGACGAAGTTTCTGACCCGACCCGCAACGAACTGGAATCCAAGGCAAAGGAACTTGGTGTCTCGTTTAATGCGCGAACTTCTGATATGAAGCTTGCCGAGCGCATCGCTGAAAAGCTGGAGGACTGAATGTCGCAGGTAGACACCAACCCCAATAGGACACTGGACGAAGCCTATCGTGAGTTTGGCGTCGAGCGCATTTTGCGTGACAACAGTGCCACGCCATTTGTCAGAGACATATTGTTTCCGTTCAAGAATCCAGAAATGCAGCGTCCGCGAGAGCCTATGGCTCAAAAGCTGGAATATATGAACACCGAAAACGGATCCATTGTGTATCCGCGTCTGATGCTGGACGAAACAGGACAGTTGCGAGATTACGGGCAGAGCGCATTTGATGAGGCTTTGCGGCGTCGGAACATTGTACGATTTGAAACGCCTGAAATGGCGGAAAAGTTCGCGCAATTATATCCGCGATATTGGAGCCAGATCGGATTCAATCCAAACGAAATGCAAGAAGAACAACGGCCAGAGGGTATGTCACCTGCCGCGATGTATCTTATGCAGCATTCTGGAAGGTAATCATGGGATACACGAAAAGACAATTCGTGACTGCGGCCTTTGAGGAAATAGGGCTGGCGGATTACGTCTTCGATCTCTCGCCTGAACAGCTTGAGGGCGCTCTCCGACGCTTGGACGCCATGATGATGGAATGGAACGCGCAAGGCGTTCGCCTTGGCTATCCCGTCGCAAGCAGTCCTCAAGACAGCGATCTGGATACAGAGACCGGCACGCCTGACAGCGCATGGGAAGCGGTTATCACTAACCTGGCTATCCGCATTGCCCCAGGATACGGCAAGACCGTTTCGCCCGATACAAAAGTCATGGCAAAGAATGCCTATAACATTCTCTTGCAACGCGCTGCATTCCCGCTTGAGAAACAATTGCCTGAAACCATGCCGATTGGTCAGGGCAACAAGCCGTGGCGCTGGGACAATCCTTACGTCTATCCGCCTGTCGATCCTGTGGATGCTGGGCCGGATGGCCCTATTGAATGGAGTTAAGCAATGCCGACTATTAATTTCCTTCCGTTGATCACGCAGATTTCAGGCGGCGACAATGTTGTTCTGTGGGTTCCTAATCAGGGCGATAGTCGCCGCGCATCGGTAACCACGCTGATTGAATATATCGAAGCCAATATGGATGGCGTTGTTTGCACTTCGGTTCAGACCACGCCTTCGACCTTTGCGCAGCTTCCTAACGCTGTCGGTCTGACGGGCGGACGTGCATTCATTACTGATGGCAGCACTGCGACTTTCGGTGCAACCGTTGCTGGTGGCGGTGCAAACAAGGTTCCCGTTTATAGTGATGGCGCTGTCTGGAAAGTCGGCTAATTGAAAAAAGATAGCCGCCTCGCCCGTGCTGGTGTTTCGGCTTTCAATAAGCCCAAGCGCACGCCTGATCATCCGAAGAAGTCACATATCGTTGTCGCCAAAGAAGGTGATACGATCAAGACGATCCGATTTGGAGAGCAGGGCGCGAAGACTGCTGGCAAGCCCAAGAAGGGTGAGTCTGAAGCTATGAAAAAGAAGCGCGCATCCTTCAAGGCTAGGCACGCAAAGAACATCGCCAAGGGCAAGATGAGCGCAGCCTTCTGGGCTGACAAGGTGAAGTGGTGACTATCTGACCCGCTTGTGCTAATTATATTTGAAGGAGTTTTAAAATGGCTTACGTTGATCCTTTTGCGCCAAATTATGGAACAAATATTGTGGCTACGCCTGCCGCAACATCGGCGTCTGTAACAATCGCTGCTGGCGACAATTGCGTCCGTCTTGTGAACACTGGTGCAAACGTCTGCTACGTTAGAATTGGCGGAACCGTTGCTGCTGCGACCACTGCCGATTTTCCAGTTCGTGCTGGCAGCGAGGTTGTTATTCGCAAGGCTCTTGGCCACACCAATCTGTCCCATATTTCTGCATCTGGAACCACACTGAATATCCAGACTGGCAATGGCGGCGTTTAATCTAGTAAGAGTCCGTCAGAATAGGATGAAACGGCACGATGGTTCAAATTCCAATCATCAACGGTATCTTTACAGATAGCGGGCCTGACTTTCGTACGTCATATCCTGTAAACTTCATTCCTGTCCCTAAAACAAACGGGATCAGTGAAGGTTTTCTGCGCCCCGCTGATGGCTTGATCGCCAATGGAACAGGCCCTGGCGTTGATCGCGGTGGCATCAATTGGCGCGGTGTCTGCTATCGGGTGATGGGTTCCAAGCTGGTCACCGTTGGCCCAACTGGCACGATCACGATCCTTGGCGATGTTGGCGATGATGGCGATCTAGTAACGCTTGATTATGACTTCGACCTTTTGGGTATCGCATCAAACGGCAATCTGTTCTTTTGGAATCCAGCCACCTCAACGCTATCGCAGAACACCGATCCTGATCTCGGCACTGTCTTAGATACGGTGTGGGTAGATGGTTATTGGATGACCACGGACGGCGAGTTTCTGGTTGTCACGGATCTCGGAAACCCGCTGGCAGTCAATCCGCTTAAGTACGGATCGTCTGAAGTTGACCCTGATCCCGTCGTTGCATTGCTCAAGCTACGCAATGAGATTTACGCGCTGAACCGACACACTATCGAAGTGTTTGATAACGTTGGCGGCGATCTATTCCCGTTCCAGCGCATCGAGGGCGCACAGATTGAAAAGGGCGTTCTCGGTACGCACGGCTGCTGCGTTTATATGGAGAACATTGCGTTCCTCGGAAGCGGTTTTAACGAGGCCCCAGGAATCTATGTCGGCGCTAATTCGCAGACACAAAAGATCAGCACGCAAGAGATTGATATGCTGCTTCTGGATTATACCGAAGCGCAATTGGCAAGCGTGAAGCTTGAAGCACGCAACGATAAATCGCACCAGCATCTCTATGTCCATCTGCCTAACAAGACGTTGGTCTATGACGCATCGGCAAGCCAAGACCTAGGCCAGCCGGTCTGGTTCATCCTGACTAGCAGCCTTGTTGACTTCAGCCAGTATCGCGCACGCAATCTGGTCTGGTGCTATGACAAATGGCTAATTGGCGATCCAGCAAGCAACAATGTCGGTTACATGACGCAGGATATTTCCTCGCACTATGGGGTAAAAGTGCGCTGGGAATTTTCCACGACCATTCTGTACAATGAAGGGCGTGGCGCGATCATAACGAATCTGGAACTGGTCGGCCTGACTGGATCGGCTGCATATGGTCTCGATCCCACAATCAACACGTCCTATTCCACTGATGGGCAGACGTGGAGCCAACAGAAGTTTATCAGGGCTGGCAAGCAGGGACAGCGTGCAAAGCGTCTTGTGTGGTTCCAGCAGGGATGGATGCGGAATTGGCGCATACAACGCTTTCAGGGCAATTCTGACGCACATATGTCTTTTGCTAGGCTAGAGGCCCAGATCGAGGGATTGGCGTTCTAATGGCTACGCCGTTCCGCCTTAATCTGACACGCGATCAGCTTGCTATGTTCCTTCAGGATCATGAGCAGATCAAGCAGTTCGAAAAGCTGTTTCAGATTGTCGACACCATCAATACGGTAACGCTTGATGACGTGAGCGTCTCGGCTGGCAATGCCGGTGCATCTGCGAACGAAGCGTTAAGCCAGGTTGAAGCCCTGCAAAACCTTGTGCAACTTTTGGCCTATGCACCAGATAGCGCATCACAAAGCGATATAGATGCACTGCAAGACCAGATCACTGCATTGCAGCAACAGCCGCCACCTAAAGAGTTTCGCACGCCGCGCTTCGGATCGTTCTACGACACGACAACGCAGACGGCAGCAGCAATCAATACCGCTTATGCGATGACGATAAACACAACCGATCTTTCTCAGGGCGTGTATATCGGATCACCGGCTTCGCGCATCTATGTAGATCGCCCTAATGTTTATAATGTGCAATTCTCTGCGCAGTTGGACAAGACCACAGGCGGCGTTGGGCTGGTCTGGATTTGGCTTCGCAAGAATGGCGTCGATGTTCCAGACAGCACTGGATTTGTTCGCCTTCAAGGTAACAACGCAGAATTGTTGGCTGCATGGAATTATCTAGTCCAGCTTAACGCAGGCGACTATATTGAGATTATGTGGGAAGTTGATGATACTTCCGTTCAGATATTGTATGAAGCCGCGACAGCCGTGCATCCGGCTACTCCGTCAGTTATATTGACGGTGAGCGA